GTGGTCGCGGCGATCACTTCTCAACTTGGCGGCATGGGGCTGACCGCGCAGGACAACTCGGGTCGACTGCTGATCGCAGAACCAGGCAGCCCTTATAAAGGCGGTGTGTTATCACAGTCGAGCGCGCCGGTGGCGCTGTTCGGTGTCGGCCCGATCTATACCGTGGGGTCGGCATCCGCCGGCGGTACTGCCGAGCAGCAGGCATACATCGAGCTGAACTACGAGAGCGGCACGCCGTTTGCGGGCCTGGATGACGGCTCCCAGCGGATTGCGCTGGGCTATCGCGGTCACCGCTACAACGTCACCGCCGTTGACGGCCTAACCATGACCGTGCAGCGCCTGACCGATACCGGGGTTGTCGATACCGGTTGGGCAGGGTTCGCGGCGCGCACGCTGCTGGACTTCTCGCTGGGGTCTGACGGCAGTCTGGACATCAACTGGCTCGGTCCATTCATGGCCACGCCAGAGCAAGAGCTGACACTGCGGTCCGAGTACGACCTTCACTTTCCGGGCGGTCTTGCCTGGTACAAATCGAACGGCCACCGCCGGGCGGCCACGGTCAGGGTGTTTGTTGAATGGCGCGATGCAGCCTTGGGCGGCACCTGGACAAGGATCACGCATGAGATCACCGAAAACAGCGAGGATGCGCTGGGGATCACATTCAGCGTCGATTACCCGTATGCGTTGCGCCCGCAGTTCAGGCTGCGCCGCGAGTCGCCGGAGGGCGGCGGCAATACGCGGGATACGATCTACTGGTATGGCCTGCGCTCGCAACTAGCAGCGCCGACGGCATATGAAGGCGTGACGACCATCGCGATGACGATCCGCACAGGTGATCGGCTGGGCGCGCAGTCCGACCGGCGCGTCTCGCTCGTTGCTGAGCGGCTGTATGAGGGCGGTACCGGGCGCTCGATCAGCGATGCAGCGATTCATGTGCTTTCGAGCTTAGGCATCAGCGCTGACGAGGTCGACATCGACAAGCTGCTGGAACTGGAGGCGAATTACTGGACGCCGCGCGGCGAAACCTTCGACTTCGAGTACACCGAGCAGTCTTCGGTGCGCGAGGTGCTGCAAACGATCTTCGCGGCAGGCGTGAGCCACCTCACACTTACCGACGGCCTGATCGGCGCAATCCGTGAAGGCGTGCAGCCAGTGCGCGGCACGATCACGAATCACGAACTTGTCGACGAGCTCACGGCCAGCTTCACAGCGCCCGGGCAGGACGATTTCGACGGCGTCGACGTGAAATACCGAGACGCCAACACATGGAGCGAGGAAACAGTCGAGTGCCGAATAGATGGAAGCCTGGGCTTAAAGGTTGACAGCATTACGATTGATGGTGTGCTGGATCGGGATCGTGCCTGGCGCATCGGCATGCGCGCACTGCGCAAGCAATTGTACCAACGCTGGTCGTACTCCGGCAAAACTGATCTGGAGGCGCTCTGCTATGAACGCTTCGACCACGTCGTGCTGGCTGACGACATTCCCGGCACCAGTCAGTCAGCGCTGATCGTTGGCGCAGAAGATGCGGGCGACACGATTGTTCTGGAGGTCAGCGAGCCACTGGATTGGAACGTCGAAAACCCTCGGATCATGATCCGTCGTCACGACGGTACTGCCACACCGCTGATCGTGCCGACCCAAACCGGTGAATACACAATGAGCATCGCCGCGGCTGATCTTGACTTCGACCTGGTCACCGATCTGTCGATTGAGCCGGCACGCCTACTTTTCGCCGCTTCAACCAGGGTTGGCTACAGCTCGATGATGAGTGAGATCAGCCCAGGCGATGACGGGACGTGCGATTTCAGCGCGATTGAGTACCGGGACGACTACTACGCGGACGACGACAATTATGCCCCTAGCTGACCCAATACCGCTGGTTGCGTACCCGGCCGGACTGCCGTCGCCTTTGCGCGATGGGTATGGCTTCACGCCTACCAGCCCCTTGCGCCGTTCTACGAAGATGTCAGGGCGAACCCAGACACGCCGGGCGTATAAAAGCGTGCCGACGGTGGCCGCTGTGCGCTGGATGTTCGACACCCCTCAGGCATTGCTGTTTGAAGCCTGGTATGAAGAACAGCTCAACTCGGGCGAAGCGTGGTTTGAATGCCCACTGTTGGTTCCCGGCGGGATGGGCAGATACAAAGCCAAGTTCGTAGATATCTACGAAGGCCCGACCCTGTTCGGCGTCGATCACTGGACATTCAGCGCGAGCCTTGAGCTGTGGGAGCGGCCAATCTTGCGCGGCGGTTGGAGCGACTTCCCCGACATCTTTATTGGCTCGCCGATCATCGACGTAGCAGTCAACAGCGAATGGCCTGAATAGCCAGCTCTCCCGGAATTTAAACCAAAACCATTTTGCACACGGCCCTATGCGCCGTGCGATTCCCTGCGCCTGGAGTTCATACATGGCCTTTAACACCGGAAACCCGCTGGGCTCTTCAAGCCCGAAAGATCTGTCTGATAACGCGCACAATCTTGATATCGCCATGAATGGCACGGCGCTTTCGTTTACTGATCGATTTGGCGTCCGTCGTTACTCGATTGCTAGGCTCAACACGCTGATTGCCACCGCTATAGCTGAAGTTGACCCGACCGTTGCTGCTGCGAAGACCGCCGTCAACTCAACTCGCGATGCTGCCAACGCTGAAATGCTCCAGACGGCCGCCGATCTGGGCGGCGACCTCAACAATAAGTATTACTCTGGCCCCACGGCATACGAAGACATGCTGGCAGATCCGCAAAGCCGTGATGCTGTAGTAGGGATCGTTGATGGAAATGCTGACCATTCGAAAGACGGATGGTGGGTGTGGGATTTGGCATCCAATGACTGGGTATATGCCGAAAACCAACAAGTTTCAGAGCGATCGCTTGAAAAAACCATTGCTCAGATTTCTTCGGCGCGGGAAGGCCTGACGGTCTGTGATAATCAGGGATTCAGGCTGTTTGAGGTTCTTAAGTCGGGCAACTTTGGAACATTTAAAAACAGCCTTTCTGAGAAAGGCGTGCAAACTCCCGCGTTTGATCTTGTTAACGCCGGAGTAGGGCAGTCTCTGCTTGTTCAGGATATTCACGGTTTTGTTCTCAAGGATCTGTTGATGTCTACCGCTCCCGGGTCCGGCGGTGATTCAGTATCGAGCGGGCTTGCTGAGCGAAACGCTGTAAACCTGGCAGCCTCGTCAGCGGTTCTTGGTGAGTTCAATACTGAGATCCAGCGACCGACGGCAAAGTACAACCATTGCTTGGCGTACGGCCAGAGCCTCATCACAGGTAATGAGACTTGGCCCGCGCTGAGCACCTCCGCTTACGGCGGGAACCTGATGTACGGTGACAGCACGCGCCCGGCAAGCCGTGATGCAGCCGTGTTTACGCCGCTGGGCACATCTACTCTGCGCCCCCTTAAAGCCGTCGTACAGTCAAGCTCTGGCGCAAGTATTTTGACTGACGCGGAAGTGGCGGCGCTTGCCGCCGGATCGCAGAATCAGGGCGAAGGGCCGGAAGTGGGCATGCTGAACTTTGCTCGCAAGCAATTCTTGCAATACCACGGACTGGCGCTTGATAGCAGCCGACTTTTCGTCACGTCAAGCCCTGGCGTTTCAGGCTGCACAATTGAGCAACTGAGCAAAGGCGCAAGCCCGGACATCTATCAGCGCCTTGTTCAGGCGACTCAAGCGGTTAAGGACATTGCTACCGCTGAGGGCGCCACATACTGCATACCTGCGATTTTCTGGCTTCAGGGTGAGTACAACTACGTCCCGGACTATGGTGGCGACACAACAAAGGATGGCTATAAAGCAAAATTGCTCGCTCAGGCTAATATCTGGAAGGCCGAACTTGCGCAGGGCATCTCCGGCCAGTCGGCCCCTCCGGCAATAATCACTTACCAAACTGGCGCAGCCTTCACTCGTGACACTAATGATTTGTCGATCGGCATGGCGCAGTGGGAGCTGAGCAAGGAGCAAGCAAACTGGTACCTAGCCGCGCCATACTATCCATATACGGATAAAGGCGGCCACCTTGATTCAAACGGCTCGCGCTGGCTGGGAGCGCAGCTTGGAAAGGTTTTTCATCGCGTGGTAACACTTGGCCAGGGCTGGAAGCCCCTATCTCCTCGCGGAATGACTATCAGCGGGAAAGAAATTCTGATCGACTTTCATGTGCCTTGTCCGCCGCTGGCATGGGACAAACCCTACGTATCGTTGGTAGCCACGGAATACGTAGACAAAGGTTTTCGGGTTAAGGATTCCAGTAGCACTCTGCTTATCAAGAGCGTTGAGATAGTTACAGAAACTATCGTACGTATTGAGCTGCTCAACACGCCAACGTCTACGGTAACCGTCCAATACGCAACCCTCGCAGGATCTGGTGGTAATGGCTGTCTGCGTGACAGCGATCCCACAGTTTCAACTGATCGGTATCAATATACAGCCGGTAGCGGCCAGTATCCGGCAGCAAACATTGCCGCCTTGGTTGGTCGCCCGTACCCGCTGCAAAACTGGTGCATTGCTTTTAGCCTACAACCGGAAACAATCTAATGAGCCTAAAACTTATCGTTAAAGATGCGGACTTTTATGCGGATGCGATCAGCTACACGCCAGCCGTTGCAGACGGGCTTGAGTATCTGAATTTCTTCGGAGGTAGCCAAGCTAGTCTTGGCCGAAACCTAGCCCCAGGCAAGCCGGCCGCTTCTGTTGTGGGCAGCCCAGTGGTTAACACCAGCAATGCGGTGTTCAGTTACCTTGAGCGGCTTGTAAAAACAGGAGTGATGCAAACGAATGATGCTACTGTGATTATGGTTGCAAAGTTTCCCGCAGGCGCTACGAATATATGGCGTCAAGTTGTCAGTAACTTCGGGCGAGATAATGGCACGGGCGGCTTGAAGTACGGACTCAGCCTGTCTTTCAAGGTCGATGCGGCCGATGTTCGCAGCGCCCTTGGCCTTGTCCCAGTAGCAACCGGGTCTGCCTCCAGCATTACATCCAACCGACCTGCGGTGGCCGGCAGCACAATCTTTGCGTCTGCTCGCGTCGATTCGGTAGCGCGATCGCTGACTATCGACAACAAAACCACCGGCACGACTTTGACCACGCTCTATGCGGCGACCTTAAAGCCTGAGCTGAACGGAGAATTCTACATTGGCTCAGCGGCTGGCTTGCGTGCAGACAGTACGGGTGACGTAGAGGTGTCTTTTGCTGCCATCTACAGCCGAACGCTGAGTGATGCTGAAAATTCGGCAGTCTATCAGTCGGTAAGGGCCATCTATGCATCGCGTGGCGTGACTATCTAACGACTACAAAATCCGGTATCCCGGCCCGCCCAGCGCGTGCTTTTTTTCGTCTGGAGACTGAAAAGACGAAGCCCCTGCATGCTGGCCATTCCAGGGGCTTCTATTTTCTCAGATGGGGGCATATCGAGAACTTGCCCCAATCCTACCAGCGGCAATAAAAAAGCAAAACCCCGGCGGTTCGCAATCGCCGGGGCTTCTATTTTCTCCCGCATCCCTTAATACATGGAGAACGTGGGCAGAATGATATCAACGCCGCCGCAATGAATCACCCCAGCTATCGACTACAAATTTCGGCTATCCAGCCCGCCACTGCGCGGGCTTTTTT